GCATGGACTGCGCTGCAGCTCGTCTTGGCATCAAGGACAAGCGCCTCGAAAACCAGATCTACGAGACGGCGGGCTGCAAGCCTTTGAGCGACACCGAAATCTTCGTCCTGGAAAGCGAAACCAAAACAGAACACCTGCCCAACTACATCTGCGCCATGTACGGCGGTGTGTTCGTGCGACTGCCCGAAGCAGGGAAGCTGGATAACGTCGACCTGTACCAGCGCTCGCTGAATGCCTCGGCACAGCGCGGCGCCCTGGATCAGATGGTGGCGACTGCGCTGGAAGACGGCGAGATCGATGCCGCAGAAGCCAAGAAGATCCGCGCTCTGCATGCCAAGTACATGTCGGCCAGCCTTGAGGCTGTAGCTGCGGTGATCGAGCTGCACAAGGCGGGGTAAGCAATCGCAACACATCGGCGGGGGCCGAAGAGCAACACAGGCGTAGCCGGCACTTAAGCGACTCGCACCAGGAAGACCATCAGGGGAAAGGAAATGGACAGCTACACAACAGGGTGTATGGGGGCATTGAACGCTGAGGGCAGAAGCCCTGCCGGCGGGATTGGTCGCGTCTGCGGAAAAGTAATCGACTGAATCGCAGGCACAAAAAAGCCGACGGAGAAGGTCGGCTGATTCGCAAAACTAGAGAGGCATGATTATATGCAAACCCAATCACATAGCAATACCCCGACCAATGTCGCGACACGTTTTGTTAATTCTGAAAACGTGTCGCGTACCACGATGTCCTCCCGCGAGATCGCCAATGTCACCGGCAAGCGTCACGCCAACGTGAAACGCGACATTGCGGCGATGCTGAAGGAGCTGAAATTAGATGTACTCAGTTTTGAGCACATCTATCTGGACGGTCAAAACCGCGAGCAAGTCGAGTACATGCTCGACCGCGAACACACTGACTGCCTACTCACCGGCTACAGCGCTCCGATGCGCATGAAGGTGATTCGCCGCTGGCGCGAGCTTGAACAGCAACAGGGTGCTCGCGAACAGGTCTTGCTCAATGGCACGAAGGTCGTCGGTGAACTGGCAATCATGGAGTGCTTCACGCGCCTCCTGAAGCCTGCACCATCCAGCCAAATGCTGATGCTCACGAAGATCGCCCAGAACAACGGGCTTGATCCGAAGTTTCTCCCCGGCTACGCCGTCGATGCCGCACCAGACGCCACCGGTGGCAGCTCCATGCCAACCAAGGCCATCACCGCCTTGATCAAAGATCACGGCATCGCAAGCACGGCGGCAGTCTTCAATCGCGCGCTCGCCGCCCACGGCTACCTCAAGACCCAGCAGCGCAAGAACTCCAAACAGGTGATGGTCGACTTCTGGTCCGTGACTGAAAAGGGCCTCAAGTACGGCAAGAACCTCACCAGCCCCCATTGCCCCCGCGAGACGCAACCTCACTGGTACGTCGATCGTTTCCTCGAACTGGCCGCACTGGTCGGGAAGGCCTGATATGCAATACACCGTCACGATCAACCAGGTGAAGGCGCTTGAGTGGGGGCTGAATTCTCAGCAGGCCCTGCTGTTTGCCTTCGTCTATGGCTGCCCGAGCTGGACCAAGCCAATCAAGACTGATGACGGGATCTTCTTCGCGCTGAGCAAGGCCAAGATCATTGAGGAGCTGCCGCTGCTCACTGATAAGCCAGACACCGCTTACCGCATGCTGAAGGCCCTGGAAGAGGCTGGTTTGATTGAGCTGCGCCCTGAATCATTCCGACTCACCGAAAAAGGCTGTGAGTGGAACCCAAACCGTATGGGCCACGTCACCGCTTATCAACCGCCAGTCCTTCCGCCTCGGTGCAGGACGAAAAAGAAGCCAATACCTTCTGCTCTGCGCGCGCAGGTATTCGCCCGCGACGGTCACGCCTGTCTACGTTGCGGCTGCTCGGTGCTGATGCGTTTGAGGGCTGACCACGTCATTCCGGAGAGCCAGGGCGGGGAAGCCTCTTTGGGCAACCTTCAAACTCTGTGCATGTCGTGCAATAGCTGGAAAGGCGTGCAGGCGATTGATTTTCGCGCCTTCGCAGGAGGTGCGGCATGAGCATGGGCCTTATGGTCGCCGCGATGAAGCTTCGCGTCGGCAATCCTTTGCGCAAGCTGGTACTGATCAAGCTGGCCGACAACGCCAGCGATGTAGGCGAATGCTGGCCGTCCTATCAGCACATCGCCGACCAGTGCGAGATCAGCAAGCGCTCTGTCATGAACCACATCACTGCTTTGTGTGAGGCTGGGTTGTTGCGCAAGGAGATCCGAAAGGGTGGTCCGAAGGGCAACTCGTCGAACGTCTACTTCCTGACCCTTGATGGTGGTGCACCTCCTGCACCAGGGGTAGTGCATAAGATTCACCCGGGTAGTGCAGCAGGTTCACCCCCTAGTGCATCTGCTGCACCAGGGGGTAGTGCAGCAGATGCACCCAGAACCAGTCACTCTCTTGAACCAGTCATGGAACCGGTCAATGAACCAATTGCACCCCCGGCTTCCGCCGAGGTTGTGCCGACCCAGTCCCGCAACTTGGTGCTGGTGGTTGATCGCCCCGACGCTCCACGGGTTGAGATTCCCGCCGACATGCCGGGCCCCAAGGACCAGACCTGCAAAACCTTCAAGGTCTGGGCGAACTACGCCATGGCCTACCGCAAGCGCTACAGCACCTGGCCGGTGTGGAACGCCAAGGTCGGTGGCCAGCTCGGTCAACTCGTCGACCGCCTCGGCGCCGATGTCGCCCACCACGTGGCCGCCCACTTCCTGAAAACCAGTGATGCCGCCGTCCTGCGCAAGTGCCACAGCCTCAACGAGCTGCTGGCCAACGCTGAGAGCTACCACACCCAATGGGTAACCGGTCAGCGCGTCAACGGAACAACCGCCCGCCAGATGGAGCGCACCGAAGCGAATCTGTCCGCAGCGGAGCAGGCTGCCCAAATGGTCCTGGCCAAGCGCCAGGCAGGAGAGCGCAATGAATACCTCTGAAATGAACGACCAGCAGGTTGCGGGCTTGGCGGCGGCGATCTGTGCCACGGCCGAGGCCATGGGCCAGGAGATGAACCCAGGCACTGCGGCAATGATGGCCGAGGATCTGTGCGCTTACTCGGTGTCTGTCGTCAAAGCCGCGCTGAAGGCCTGCCGCTTAGAGGTGAAGGGCAAGCTGGCGATGGCTGACATCCTGCAGCGTGTTCAGGCGGCCGACGGTCGCCCGGGCAAGGACGAGGCCTGGGCCATTGCGATGACCACCAATGACGAATTCGAAACCGTGGTGCTGACCGATGAAATCCAGCTGGCTCTTGCCGCCGCGAAACCTGTTCTCGACGCTGGCGACAAGGTCGGCGCCCGAATGGCGTTCATCAGCGCATACGAACGGTTCGTGGGGCAGGCCCGAGAAGGCGCGAAACCGGTCAATTGGCATGTGTCCGTGGGCTTCGACGCGAATCGCCGTATCCAGGCCGTCACCCGAGCAGTGCAGATGCAGCGCATTCCCCAGGAGCGCGGCCAGAAATACCTTGCCGACCTGAGTATCGAGCCGGTCACCGAGGACGGTCGCGCCCTTGCTGGACTGATCACCGGCGCAGTCACTCGCCCGGCGCCAAAATTGCGCGCAAAGCTCGCTGCCGTGAAGGAATCGATGCTCGAAATGCAGAAAGCATCGGCGGAGGAGAAAACAGAGCTGCGAATTCAGGCTGCCAACGATTTGGCTGATCGCCGGGCGCTGCTGATTCAGCAGGCCGAGGAGCTGCAATTGAAGAGGGTCGCGCAATGATTCCTAAATCAGCAATGACACTGGCCTGCACTCTGGCCGGATTTTGTATCGGTGTGTTCTGCGTCCTGATCACCGTGGTGGTGAGCCATGGCTGAACTCGCATTGATCCGCACCGCCCAAGGCTTGGTGCCTGCCACCGAGGCTGATCGCGAACTGGTTCAAAAATGGAAGGCTGGCCAGGTCATTCACGGCAAGTTCACCCGGATGCGCAACGGGAAGTTTCACGGCAAGTTCTTCTCGATGCTTGATCTGGCCTGGGATTACTGGGAGCCGGTCGGCGGCCTCATCCCGCGCCAGGAAATGCGCGGCATTCAGGGGCTGGCCAAGTTCTTCGAGGCGCAGAGCGGCAAACCGGGGCAGCTGTCTCACGCGGTCGCGGCTTACGTCGCTGGACTTGAGACTGCCCGCGCCGAACGCTTTCCAGCGGTAGATAAGAGCCGCGAAGCCTTCCGCGAATGGGTGACGATCGAGGCCGGACACTTTCATCTGGTGCACACGCCGGAAGGTATCCGCAAAGAGGCAAAGTCGATCAGTTGGGCAAATATGGACGATACGGCCTTCGAGCCGCTTTACCGCGACGTGTTCAACGCCTGCTGGCGGTTGGTGCTGTCTGCGCACTTTGAAAGTGAGGCTGAGGCGCTATCTGCTGCTGATCAACTGGGGAGCTATGCATGAGAGTCGCCGCCAAGCAGCCGCGCCCGAAGAAGTGCAAGAACCCAGCATGCGGTATCAGTTTCCCGCCGCAGCGCCTCGGTCAGAAGGTATGTAGCCCTCAGTGCGGCCTTGCCATCAAGGACGTGAATCAGGAGAGGGCGCGCAAGTCGTTGGCTCAGATCGAGCGCAAAGAGATCAAGGTCCGCAAGGAGAAGCTCAAGAGCCGGGCGGATCACCTAAAGGACACACAGATCGCCTTTAACGCGTGGGTTCGCGCCCGGGATGCCGATTTGCCGTGCATCAGCTGCGGCCGGCACCACCAGGGCAAATACGACGCAGGGCATTACCGCACTGTGGGCAGCAACCCTGCACTGCGCTTCGAGCCGCTGAACTGCCATCGCCAGTGCTCGCCGTGCAACACCCAGCTGTCCGGGAACATAGTGAATTACCGCATCGCGCTGGTGAAGCGGATCGGCGTCGAGGCGGTCGATTGGCTGGAAGGTCCGCATGAGCCGAAGAAGTACACCGTCGATGAACTGAAGGCGATGACCGCCGACTACCGAGCAAAAACAAGAGAGCTGAAGGGGAGAGCAGCGTGAGCAAAGACAGCGACCGAGTGACGATGGGAGGCCTATGGTTCCTCGCGAATGCCCTTCAGTGGATGAGGGAAATCGGCGAGGGAGGGGCGACAGTGGACGTAGAGGATCTTATCCCGGTATCCACCAAATTGGCCTTGCCAGTCTTTACCTTCCTCCATGCATCCATGCTCCGAGCGGAAGATGGCCTGAACAGCGCGCGGTTCGGAGCAAACGCTTTTGTAGTCCGAGCAAATCACAAACCAAAGTACGTAATACATGGGACAAGAATCGTGATGCTAAAGGGGCCGCAAGAATACCTCATGCAAACAGCCTTCGGTCAGGAGAGAGCGGCATGACCTATCGCAACGTGGTATCCGCAGTTGTTCGGGCGCTCGCCGCCGAGACCATCAACTCGGCCGGTGGATGTGATTTCGAACCGAAGGTGCAGTGCGCCAAACAGAAGGGGGAGATTGTCGGGAAGGAGGCTGCATTCCTGACTGACTGCTGGGTGTTCGGTCGGCTACATAAGGGGCTGGAGGCTTCCCAGTGGCGCGCGCTGGTGGCGAAGTTCTCCACGCATACCGACCGCAAGCACGCGGCCATTGCTGAGCTGACACGCGCGATCCGTTCGCCTGCGCCGGAGCGGTTCCGCCATTGCGCCGTCGTCACTTGGGCGTTGCCGAAGCTGGCAGGCGTGGAAGGGAAGCGCTCGACCAATGTGCTGCCGGCAGGTTGGTACGAGATGGACAACTGGACGGATGAGCCGCATCCGATCAAGACCCAGGAACGTTGGCGCCGGGACATTCGCAAGAGCCTCGAGTCAACAGTTGACGAGGCTTTACAGGCCGCTCAAGAAATTCTCGATCACGAATGCTTAATTGGCACAGAAGCTGCTTGACACCAATTGATCCAATGAGCCATTATCTAGTCATCCTGTCGTACTTGCGCATGTAGGTGATGCAAGCGACAAAAGAAACCCGGCCACTGCGTCGGGTTTTTTATTGCCCAGAATTCACCGCTCCCCAGCGGTGTTGGCCGCCACCTGACGGCCTTTTTATTCAGGCTGCCTCGACAGTCACCCGTATACGTTTGCCCAGGGCAGCCAAAGCTTTCTCGATCGCTTCCATCTTCGAGGTGTGCAGGAAGTCGACCAGGCGATCGCCCTGGGTCTGAGCCACGCCCAAGAGGCGGCACAGATCGGCTTTGCGCATATCCCGCGCCATCATCTCGTTCCACAGAACGATCTTGGCCACGGTCACCGCAGGAAGCCGAACAACGTATTGATCTGGCTCTGGCTGAGACGCTGGCGGAATTGCCCGGCGCTGATCGACGTAGATGGAAAGGGCGGTTTCGATACCATCCACAGACTCACGCAGCGCATCGGCGACATCGTCCCCGGCACTGTTGAACTCTGGAAGGTCCGGCGCAGTTACCGCAACCCCTGGGTTTTCGTCCTCGTGAATGATCACGGGATAGTCGTACATGGTGCAGCCCTCTGTTCTGGCGAGATGACCTAAGCGAGTGAGCTGGGGCTCATTCAAGCCCCAGCTGTTTGATGATTCCTTTGCGGGTCGGCTCTTTCATTTCCTTAGCGCCGTGGTCCGCAAAGACCGTTTGCTTGCCGTTGTAGTAGATCTTGAAGTGGCTACCGCCTTTGCCTGCTTCGAAGATCACCCCTCGGGCCTTCAACCATCGTCTGAACTCGCTGTACTTCATCACCTCGCCTCGTTGTTTGGATGAGTCCAGTATACAACGTTTTTGTGGTAATACAACAATTTTGTTGTAAGTGTTCTAGGCCAGAGCAATCGCTTGGGCTTTGTCGTTTCCGGGCCTGTGCATCCTCTATTCGCTTCGGCGGGGCGCTGCATGGGTGCCGGCTCTATTCCTTCGCCTAGATACCCGAGGCGCGTATGAGATCACTACCTATGTCCGAGCCCGGCCCATTGACCGCCGCTGGCGGGATTGCGTTGTACAAACTGGGGGCCTTTGGCTTCGTTGCGGTGTTAGCTGCTGTGGTCGTTATGGCGATGACGCTGCCCAAGACCGTGCGCGAGTTCGTTGTCGCCATGATCAGCACCACGGTCTCCAGCATCTGCGGCGGCGCCTTCGTTGTGCGCTGGCTGGGGATTGGTGACTGGGCGAACGATGACGTGGGTCTGATCGCCATCGGTGGGCTGATCTTCGTGTGTGGCTTGCCGGCCTGGGTTCTGGTTCGCGCCTGGTTCAAGTGGGCCGAGAAGCGCCGGGATAAGGATCTGGGTGAGATCGCTGAGGACCTGGCTGAGATTCGCCGGAACCTAAATGGTGCGAATCAGTAACGCGCGACACATTTCGCGAAACAGCAAATTGTGTCGCGACATTGGAGAGAGCATGACCAACATCACACGCTTGCATCATGCATTGCCGCTGAGTCCCGCCATCAACAAGGCGGTCACAGAGTTGGATAGCGCCATCGCCAAAGCCATTGACGATGCCAAGGCGGCCGGACTGCCTCAGGGGTTGGTCGTTGCGCTTTTGCATGGTCAGGCCCATGGCGAGACCGCAAAGATGGTGGGGTAGGTGTGCCGCAAAGGAGTGCTGCACGCAGGTTGACGCTTCAGTGCCGTAAGATATAGCGAGGGCAATACTGCCTAACCTAATGGAAGACGGATATGGGAACGGATCAGCGAAGCGTCTTGGTGCATCAAAGCCACAGCGAAGAAATGGGGCAGTTTGATCGCTTCGTGTTGGGGGCGACACTGGCCGGCTGCGCTTACCTAGGGCAAACGATTCCTTACGGACATGTAGGAATGAACGTTTCGACGCTATTCCTTTGCTCGCTTTTTATCTTGGGCATGAGTTCATTTTTTGGATTCAAGCGAATCGAAGTTGTATTGCGGGCACGCAGGGCGAACAGCAATTTTCTTCATCTTCATGAGACGAATAGACTGTTTGAGGCAGGCTTGGCTAGGGAGGAGCTGGAGAGAGTAGCTGCCTGTACTGAAACCTACTATCGATTGAGAAACTGGACCTTGATGCTTGGCTTCGTTGCCTACGTTATGACGAAAGTACTAGCGACTTACTAATGGCTGCAGGTGTTAATCGCCAAGCTCTTGCCGTGGAGAATTCATGGAAAGGCCATTACCTCCGGCGGAGCTGCTTGAGCTTTCCGACTTCGGTATTCGACTTACTCCGGCATCTGAAGTTTGGGGGTGGCTCACCGCCGAGATCCTTGCTGAAACCGGCAGTATCCACAACGAAGATCACGCCCATCTGCTGGATGCTGATATCCGGATTATGTGGGCATCGTCGAGCTTCGAAAAGCAGGGTAGGACAGTCCTGGGCCAAGCCGAGCAGGTAGCGTTCCGCGCTGGTGGTTGGCAGAAAGCCCGGATGGAGCAACAGATGCGTGATTGGTTCGGCGATGTGCCGGCCTTCATCATCACCCTGGCTGCCGACTACTGCGCTCAGTGCAGCGATGCCGACTTCTGCGCGCTCATCGAGCATGAGCTCTACCACATCGCCCAGGCTACAGATAAGTACGGTGCCCCAGCATTCACCGAAGAAGGCATGCCCAAACTGAAACTGCGTGGACACGACGTTGAAGAGTTCGTTGGTGTGGTCCGCCGCTACGGTGCAAGCCCTGACGTCCAGGCTCTGGTTGATGCTGCAAACAGTCCTGCTGAGGTGGGGAAATTGAACATTTCGAGGGCCTGCGGAACCTGTCTGCTCAAGTCGGCCTGACTTTGACAGCACTTTGACGGATGCCCACTTATGGCTGCACTCAGAGACGAGGTGAAAGCCTTTGTAGTACAGGCGCTCGCCTGCTTTGACACGCCATCGCAAGTGGTGGCGTCTGTCAAAGAGAGATTTGGCCTTGATGTCACTCGCCAGCAGTGCGAAGCATACGACCCGACCAAGTACGTCGGACGCAACCTGCATGTGAAGTGGCAGACCCTGTTTCACGACACTCGCAAGCGCTTCCGTGAAGAGACGGCCGAGATCCCGATCGCCAACCGAGCATATCGACTCCGGGCCCTTGGTCGCATGGCCGAGAAAGCCGAGAACATGAAGAACATGGCGTTGACTGCCCAGTTGCTGGAGCAGGCCGCGAAGGAAGTCGGGGACGTCTACGTCAACCGCCAAAAGAAAACCGATGATGAGGGTGAGCCTGTTGTGCCCACCTCTGTGCCGGTCCATGTGATTGATGCGAGGAAGCCGGATGCCGAGCCTGAATGTTCCGCAGGCTGACTTCCTCCAGCTCCCGCACAAGTTCCGTGGCTTCGTTGCCGGGTTTGGCTCGGGCAAGACCTGGGTCGGCTGCGCGGCGCTCTGCAAGCACGTTTGGGAATGGCCGGGCATCAACTCGGGTTACTTCGCTCCGACTTATCCGCAGATCCGCGACATCTTCTTTCCGACCATCGAGGAAGTGGCCTACGACTGGGGTCTGAAGGTCAAGACGAAGGAGAGCGACAAAGAGGTCGACTTCTACAGCGGCAAGCAGTATCGAAGCACAACGATCTGCCGCTCGATGGAGAAGCCGCAGACCATCGTCGGCTTCAAGATCGGTCATGCGCTGGTGGACGAGCTCGATGTTCTGCCGTCCCTGAAGGCGCAACACGCCTGGCGCAAGATCATTGCCCGGATGCGCTATAACGTGCACGGGCTGAAAAACGGCGTGGACGTAACTACGACCCCCGAGGGGTTCAAGTTCGTCTTCCAACAGTTCGTGAAGCAGTTGCGCGACAAGCCAGCGCTGAAGGAAATGTATGGGCTGGTGCAGGCCAGCACCTTCGACAATGAGCTGAACCTACCGGACGACTACATCCCATCGCTGATGGAGTCGTACCCCGAGCAACTGATCCGCGCTTACCTCAATGGCCAGTTCGTTAACCTGACGTCCGGGTCGATCTACCACGCGTACGACCGCAAGCTGAATCAGTGTTTCGACACTGTGCAGCCAGGCGAGCCCCTGTTCATCGGCATGGACTTCAACGTCGGCAAGATGGCGGCGATCACCCATGTCAAACGTGACCTGGGTCTGCCGCGCGCAGTGGATGAGCTGATGGATGGCTATGACACGCCGGACATGATCCGCCGCATCAAAGAGCGATATTGGCGTCACAACGGCAACGACTTCGAGAAGACCTGCGAAATCCGGATCTATCCGGACGCCTCGGGTGATTCGCGTAAGTCGGTAAATGCCAGTGTCACAGACCTCGCCATGCTCAAACAGGCCGGCTTCGCAGTCATCGCGCCGGCGGCCAACCCGCCAGTGAAAGATCGTATCAACGCCATGAACGCCATGTTCTGCAACGCGCAGGGCGAACGGCGCTACCTGGTCAATCCGTTCACCTGCCCGACTTATGCAGATGGCCTTGAGCAGCAGATCTGGGCGCCCAACGGCGAGCCCGATAAGAGCCAAGGGAACGACCACGCCAACGACGGCGGCGGTTACTTCATCCACCGCGAGTACCCGATCGTGAAACCGGTCACCTCAATGAAAATGGGAGTCGCCCGATGACGGACGTCACTTTTACCCGCTCCGAGTACAAGGCGGCACAGTACCGCTGGCGCTTGGTGCGCGACGTCTGCAAGGGCTCGGAGACCATCAAAGCTGCCGGTGACCGGTATTTGCCTCGCCCGAATGCCGCCGATACCAGCCAAGACAACAAAGAACGCTACGAGGCCTACAAGCTGCGCGCCGTGTTCTACAACGCGACCGGGCGGACGAAAAACAGTCTGGTGGGTGCTGTGTTTCGCACCTGGCCCACGCTGACCATCCCCGGCGCCCTCGGCTACGTGTCGAAGGACATCGACGGCCAGGGCGTCAGCATCTACCAGCAATCACAGTCGGTTATCGGGCATGTGCTCGAGGTTGGCCGGCACGGGCTGCTGGTCGATTACGCAGCTGTTGAAGCTGGCACCGTGAGCAAGGCAGACGAACAAGCTGGTCGCGCCCGTGCGAGTGTCGCTAGTTATGTGGCCGAGTCGATTATCAATTGGAAGACTCGCCAAGTCGGCGGTCAGCACCTCTTGAGCCTGGTAGTCCTGCGCGAAGAGGTGAATGTCGACACCGACGACGGCTTCGGCAGTGAAAAGGTTGTGCAGTATCGAGTGCTGCGCCTGGACGCGACTGGCGTGTACACGCAGGAAGTGTGGGAAGAGGGCTCCAGCAAGACGGAAATGATTGTTGCTCCCTTCACTCCACTGAATGGCCTCGGCCAGCCTTGGCGCGTGATCCCGTTCCAGTTCCTGGGTAGCGAGAACAACGATACGACAATTGATGACTCGCCTCTGTACGACATGGCCGAAGTGAACATCGGTCATTACCACAACAGCGCGGATTACGAAGAGGCGGCCTACCTGGTGGGCCAGCCTCAGCCATGGATGGCCGGGCTCGACGAGCAGTGGCGCGACCACATGGAGAAAAGCGGCATTTTCCTTGGCTCCCGTGCGCCTTGGCTCCTTCCGGTTAGCGGTACATGCGGCGTTTGGCAGGCTCAGCCGAACACGCTCGCCAAAGAGGCCATGGACAGCAAGAAAGAGGACATGGTGTCGCTCGGCGCCCGTCTAATCGAGCGAGGCAGCGCGGTGAAGACCGCGACCCAGGCCGACAACGACAGCGCCGCGGAGCACAGCGTTCTGTCTCTGATCGTCAGTAACGTGAGCGAGGCCTACAGCCAGTGTCTGGTCTGGATGGCCGAGTTCGTGAACGCCCCCGGCGAAACCCTCTACAAACTCAATCAGGACTTCAGTCAGATCACCCTGGACGCAACGATCCTGACCGCACTGTTCAACGCAGTGCAGGGCGGCAAGCTACCGGCGGGCGACTTCTGGCAGTACCTGCGCGATCGCGGGGTTATCGATCCCGAGAAGACCGACGACCAGATTCGCGACGAGCTGGAAACAGAAAGCCCTGGACCTGCGCTGGACGACACCGAGGTAATCCCGAATGGCGGCAAACCAAGCAATCCTTGATGCCACGATTCGCCACGCCGTTTTCCTCGAGCAGTTGAAGTCAGGGGAGGTCGCCAAGTTCGGGCCTTTCCTCAAGGAGATCGACCGCTCGATTCGTGAGCGGCTGACGCGGGCCGACCTGACGGATTACACCGTGGCCCGGCTGGAGCGATTGCTGAGCGAAGTTGATAGCCTGCTGCTGGGAATCTTTGACCGGTATAGCGAGAAGCTGAACCTCGACCTGATCGACATCGCCAACTACGAGACCGAGTTTGAAGCGACCAGCCTGACCCGGGCGGCGCCGGTTGGCGTCTCGTTTGATGCGGCGGTACCAGGTGCTGCTGCAATCAGGACGGCAATCCTCGGAAACCCGCTCAGCGTGCGTGGCGCGGATGGCGGCAAGCTACTCAAGTCGTTCATTGATGGCTTTACCGCCACCGAGCGACAGCGCCTCACAGGCGCAATCCGGCAGGGCTTCTTCGAAGGCCAGACCAACTTCCAGATCATCAAGAATATTCGTGGGACCAAGGCGCTCCAGTACAACGACGGCATCCTGGCCACGACCAACCGCAACGCCGGCGCCGTGGTACGAACGGCGGTCCAGCACGTCGCCACCCAAGCACGTATGGAGACGCTGAAAGAGAACTCCGATGTCGTGCAGGCGGTCGAGTGGGTCAGCACCCTGGACACGAAGACGACCAGCCAATGCCGGTCGCTCGACAAGCAGCGCTTCAAGCTCACCGAGGGACCGCGTCCGCCGATCCACATCAATTGCCGATCAACTGTGGTGGCTGTGACTCGTTTCAGCGGTCTGTTCGGCAAGGACGCCACTCGGGCATCCATCGGCGGCGCGGGTCCGCAGCAGGTGAGGGCAGACCTCAGCTACTACGACTGGCTCAAGCAGCAGCCGGCATCCTTTCAGGACAAGGCCATTGGCCCGGTCCGCGCCAAGCTGTTCCGTGAGGGCGGTCTGACGATCGAGCGATTCTCCGAGCTGCAGCTTGATCGCAATTTTTCTCCGTTGACGCTTGTGCAGATGAAAGCGCTTGAACCTCTGGCATTTGAGCGGGCAGGATTGTCTTCCTAAACATTTGGAAGGCAGACCTTGAAGACAATCCGAGAATTGTTTGCAGCGGCGGCGAGAGCCAGCTCAGCAAACAAGCCAACTAATGTGTATCTCGACAAGCTCAAAGCAGAGATGAAGAACAGTGACTTCTACAGAGAACTGGAGAAGTCACTGGATCACTGCCCTGGAGTCAGCGCACATATCGCAGCCTCGGAATCCCCAATGTCGAGAGCGCTGGAAGTAAACCGAATGGATGCCGACCTGCGCTGGGAGTTATGCCTCCAGGTCGATCTGGGCCTTTAATTTCTTCTCACCTTCATTCCACCCGCTTCGGCGGGTTTTTTTATGCCCGCAGGCAGGGCCTGCATCCTCGTCTCTGGGAGACAAACAATGCTGAAATTCCAACTGGACAGCCTGGATGGTGTCGATGAATCCGTGCGCGCGCTTTACACCGAGAAGGATGGCAAGTTCGTACTCGGCATTGAAGGTCTGCCACAACCCGAAGACGTATCCGGCCTGAAAGCCAAGGTCGATGAACTGCTCGGCGAGAAGAAGCTGGCCGAGAAGAAAGCCCGCGAGGCCGAAGAAGCTGCCCGCCTGGAGCGTGAAGAAACCGCTCGCAAGTCCGGCAACGTCGAAGAACTCGAAAAGTCCTGGTCAGAAAAATACAACCGCCGCGAAGCTGAGCTGAACGGCATGTTGGAGCAGGAGCGTGGAACGCTGAGTACTCAGATCCGGGATCTGACTGTCGGCCGTACCGCTACTGACATCGCGTCTGCGCTGGCAATTCCAGGCAGCGCCAAAGCCCTGTTGCCGCACATCGAACGCCGTTTGAGCGTCGAGCAGCGCGACGGGAAGCCTGTTGTGGTCGTGCTCGACCAGCAGGGCAAGCTCTCGGCGGCAACGCTGGATGAGCTCAAAGCAGAATTCGCAAATGACGTGGCCTTCGCGCCACTGATCGCGGGTAGCAAGGCATCTGGCGGCGGGGCCGGCGGTGCAGGAAATGGGGGCGGGGCCCCGAAAGGCAATCTCGGCGGTAACAAAGCAGAGCGTACGGCGGCGATCGCCTCTCGATTCTCTGATCTCCCTCTCAAGTAAAGGAATAGACCATGTCCCTGTCCCAAATGCAGGTTTTCAACGAGTACGTCATGCCGGCGACTCTGGAAACCCTCGATCAAATGCTCGAAGCGTTCAACGCCGCGAGCAATGGCGCTATCGTGCTGTCGCCCGATGGATTCACCGGCGACTTCCTGCAGCAGTCGTTCTTCCAGAACTTGGGCGCCGCTCAACGTCGCGTGAACCGTTATGCCGCACAAGCCGCGGTGACTCCGGTCGACCTGACCGAACTGCAAAACACCACTGTAAAAGTTGCTGGCGGTTTCGGCCCGGTTCGTTACGAGCCGTCGCAAATGACTTGGCTGCAACGCCCAACCGTTCAGGGCATCGAAGTTGCCTCGAAGGCCTTCGCTGAGATCCTGCTGAAGGATCAACTGAACACCGCCATCGCAGCACTGGTTGCCGCGATTACTGCTCAGGCTGGTGCAACCAACGACGTGTCGGCCACCCTCGGCATCACCCAGTCGGCCCTGAACAACTCGCACGCCAAGTTCGGCGATGCCAGCCAGAGCCTGGTTGCTCAAGTGATGCAGGGCAGCACCTGGCACAAGCTGGTAGGTCAAGGCCTGGCCAACTCCAGCAACCTGTTCGAGGCCGGCAACGTGCGCGTGGTCGACATCCTCGGCAAGACCTCCATCGTGACGGATGCCCCTGCGCTGATGCAGACCGGCACCCCGAACAAGGAAATCATCCTCAGCCTGGCAGCTGGTGCGGCGCTGGTTCACGACAGCCGAGACATCATCTCGAACGTTCAGACCACCAACGGCCTGACCCGCATCGAGACCACCATTCAGGTCGACTACTCCTTTGGCATGGGTTTGAAGGGTTACACCTGGGACGTGGCGAACGGCGGCAAGTCGCCTACCAGTGCGGCGCTGGCTACCGGCACCAACTGGGACAAGACCGCCACCAGCATCAAGGACACCGCCGGTGTTGCCTTGATCGGTGACGCTGCCAAGTAACCTTCTAATAACTGAGCCGGGGCCTTGCGCCCCGGCCCAGAGGAGTGAATGTGATGACTGATAACAACATCTGGTATCTGCCGGGCCCGTTCCACCGCTATGAAGATGACGTGAAGGCCATCGCCAAGAAGGCCGGCCTGATCATCGTTGATGCCAACGTGACGGACAGCCGTGACGGTGAGGCAGAGAAAACGCCCAAGGCCAAGCTGAAGGCTGAGTTTCGCGAATCTGCTGCAAAGCCTGTTGCTGAACAGGCTGAAGCCGAGACTGGCGCCGCCAGCGAACAGAAATGACCCAGTCAACGGTGCTGGCAGCGGGCATCACTGCTGCAACCTCCACTGACATCGTCGTGGCGGCCGGGGTGACTGTCACCGTCGGCATCTTTTCGGCGGTCGCTGATTCGGTCCCGCTGGGCTTGGCCTTTGGTATTGATCAGGTGACACCAGGTGCGAGCAACACCATCGGTTGCCTGGACGGACTCAAACGCCAAGTCATGCTGTCCGGCCCGGGGACATTCCGCGTGAAGCGACCGGCCTATACCGGCACGGCTTTCGGTGTGTTTCTGGAGACCTAAAATGCTCATTCGATCGATCGTTCAATCCACGATTCAACCGGTTGTTCGGTCGGTTGTTGATCGGCTTCGCATCTCAGGGGCTGCTCCGGCACTGCCGGCGCCTACGACGGTCAACTTCACCTCGGCTCAGGTTTCCCCGGGCTTTAGCGGCTCGATCAGCACAACCAAGAACGCGGCCCGCATATACGCTCGCGGCGCGCTGACACTTTGGTCGGGGTTCATTTCCGGTACCGAGGCAAAGCTTACTGCTCCGTCCGATTTTGGCGACAACGCTGGATCTATGGAAGTTGCCATCAACGGCGGTGCATTTTCCGCCGCGCCCAACGTCGCATCGGTCTACACCCTGTTCACCGGTTTACCGCACGCCACCAGGTTCGTCGAAGTGCGATGGGTGGCGGCTATGGCGAATGCCCCGTACATCGCATCGTCCGGCAACGTGCTCGCGGTCACTGGGCAACCTCCGGCGCTGCAGACCTTTGTCGGCAAGATTGAGCCCGGTGCTGATTCGGCCCTTGGCCTGTACAGCGGCGCGATCATCGCCAACGCGGCCAACTACACGCCGCCGCTCGCGGCACCGAAGGGGCAGACCTACGGCTCCAGTATCAACTCGGTGAAGATCAAGGGCGCGTTCACCAAGCTTGCGGTCACGCTCAACGGCACTCGCAGGGTAGGCGTCAGCAAGAACGGTGGCCCTGCCGCGTACTACTCGGCTACGGATGAAGGCTCATTCCCACCCCGCGCACTGGTTATCCCTTGCGATGGGTCGACGTCAACCTACAACATTTGGGATGACGGCAACTACAAGGACACCGGCGGCACCTTCTGCGTGTCGGCGGACTCCGCATTCCTGGACATCGGCACTCGTCGGCGCCTGGATCAGTACGGCGACTCGATCACGTTCGGCTCGGGGCCTGGCGCCACGTCGTCGGACACCGAGACCATGCGCGTTGCGGCGGCCCTTGGCTTTGTCGGCAGTACCAACGGCATCAGCGGTCAGACCGTCGGTGGCGGCAAGACCATGCTCGACAACGTCCTGCCTCTGCGAACCGTAACGAGCAGCGACGTGGCGATCCTGGCACTGGGCGGGAATAACGCCTCCGACGGCATCGACTCTACCGAGCAAGCGGACTATGGGCTGTGCATTGATAAGCTGCTGGCCAAGGGATACGGAAAGGTCCTGTGTCGCGGCATTCTGCCAAACGCCTTGGCTCAATCGCTGGTCGACGCTGCGAATGTCATCCTGAAGTCGGTGATGGACGCCAAGGCGAATCCCAAGCTTGTGTGGATTGACCCGACCACCTGGACTGGCTTCACCACACAAGACGGAACCCACCCAGACGCCGCGGGCTACGTGACCATCGCCGGTTACGCCATTCCTGCCTACACTACAGCGCTTGGTCTATGACCTTTGAGGCCGAATTATGCTGATCATTGAAGACGGCACCGGGAAACCAGATGCCGAAAGCTACGCGACTGCTGCAGACCTTGCCGTGTACGCCGTGAAGTTCGGCGTGACCATCCCGGCCGACGAGCCAACGCAAGAAGCACTGCTGCGCAGGGCTGCCTTGGCAATGGATGGAATGGTCTGGAAAGGGCGCAAGATGGACAGCGATCAGGCCTTGGCCTGGCCGCGTAAAGGCGTTGAGCTGGACTGCGAGATCAAGCCTGACAACTACCTTCCAGCACGCATCGAATACGGGCAGATGGCTTTGGCCGCTGAGATTCATGCCGACGACATCGACCCGCCAGAGAAGCGCAAAGGCGCGGTGACGTTGGAGCGTGTCGAAGGCGCGGTAACGCGCGAGTACGCCACCATCCCCAACAGCAGCGGAAAACTGCTGCCGGCGGCCCCGGATCGACCGAGCGCCACGCAGTTCGCCGACTACCTCCAGAAGCGGGGACTGTTCGCCGTCCGCGCATAATTGAACGGAGCCACCATGGCCTTCTACGACGAAATGGCCGCGTTGGCTCTGGAGATGATCACAGAGTTCGGCCAGCCCGTGACCATCCGTGCCATTACGGTCGGCGAGTACGACCCGGATACTGGGACAGCGCCTCCCGACACCGTTACCGAGCAGACCGCCCAAGGCATTCTGCTCGACTATACCGGCCAAGAATTCCAGAACAACAGCCTCATCAAGCAGGGCGATAAGAAGCTCAAGATCGCCGCGAAGGCTTTGGCGTGGGCGCCAGATCTACTGAATAAGGTCATTGTCCAGGGTCGTACCTGGTCAATCGTCCCTCCGCTGAAAGAGATCAACCCCGCGGGTACACCAATTCTGTACGAGTTGCAGGTGCGGTCATGAGCAAATACTCGGGGCTCAATGGCAGCTTTGCGGAGAATATCCGCCAGTTTGCTGAGCAGGCACAGGTAGGGTTAGACGCCACGTTTCGAGAAATCGTTATCGAGATCGGCGGCAGCCTCATTCGTATGTCGCCGGTGGGTAACCCTGAAGTCTGGGCGGCAAACGTCGCTCACCGGGCCACCAATACCCGAGCGGCGGACGACTACGACTTCAAGGTGGCGTTACGGAACACGGTCATCAATCTGACCGACAGTAACTTCACCAAGTCAGGAAAGCTCAAGGCTGGCGTGAAGTACGCGAAGCCACTGACCAAGACTGAGCGCGACCAAAATTTCAATGTGAACGGTTTGGTCGCCGGTAAGGATTACGTCGGTGGGCGGTTTCGCGGGAACTGGCAATTTTCTATTGGTTCACCGGTTGAAGGCGTTCTGGATCAGATCGATGCATCGGGCAGTGTCACGCTGGCCAAGCTGAAGCTCCAGGTCGAGCAACTGAGCATCGGAGAGACGGCCTATATCGTGAACAACCTGCCGTATGCGATCCCGCTTGAGTACGGACATTCGAAGCAGGCGCCTTCAGGAATGGTCCGGGTGACTCTGGCACGCTTTCAACAGATCGTTGCTGAAGCCATCAGGAACAACCAAGTATGAGCCACAACATCATCGCTTCGATCTACGAATCAAAGCTCATCGCCTGGGCGAAAGCATTGCCGGCTCCAATGAAGGTCGTCGTCGAAAACGAGGCCTATGATCCCGTCGACGGCGTGACCTACCTGCAAGCTTTCACGCTGCCGGCCGACAGCGCAAGTAACACGCTCAGCGGCGACCATAAGCTGTACACCGGCGTGTTTCAGGTCAGCATCGTGACGCCATCGGGTAAGTTCCGCGGGGTGGCCGGCGCGCTAGTGGATCAGATCGCCGCGCTGTTTCCGCTGTACGAGCGGAACACGAAGGGCGCGCTAACCGTGGTGACAATGAGCCCGGTCGACCCAGGCCCTGGCGTTTCAGACGGCACCACTTTCACCGTCCCCGTGTCATTCCTCTACCGAGCCGACACCAACTAATCCGCCCATTGGGCAAACCCAGAACCCGCCATTGAGCGGGTTTTGTCATTTCTGCAAAGAGGAAACCCCCATGGGCTACAAGTTGCCAAATGGCGCGACATTCGAACATGCCGCCACCTATGCTGCTGCGCTTCCGTTCTCCGCCATCTCCAACGCTTCCGAGGCCATCTGCACCGTGACCGGCGCCACCCTGGTCGTCGGCGACATCCTGCTGGTTACTTCCGGCTGGACCGCGCTGAACAACAAGGTCGTCCGCGTGAAGGCTGCTACCGCCACCGCGATCACCCTGGAAGCGATCGACACCACCAGTACCACGATCTACCCGGCCGGCTCCGGTATCGGCAGCCTGAAAAAGATTCTGACCTGGGTGCAGATCCCGCAGATCACCGATGTGGCGTTCTCCGGCGGCGACCAGAATTACCAGGACGTCGTGTTCCTCGAAGATGCCCAAGGCCGCCAGCTGCCGACCGATAAGTCTGCCGCGAGCATGGTGCTGACCGTTGCCGATGACCCGACTCTGGCCTACGTGCCGATCGTGACCGCGGCTGACGTGGGGCAAACCGTGCAGGCTGCCCGCCTGAACCTGCCGGGTGTCGACAAGCTGTACTACGGCGCCTACACCTCGTTCTCGCTGCAACCGACGGTATCGCGCAGCAACATCCTGACGCGCACCGTCTCCCTGGCCTTGCAGGCCGCTCCTACTCGCTACCTGTCGTAAGGGACAAACATGGCCAAGTTCACGCTTACCCAGAACCCCACTTTCAAAGCAGATGTCATGTTGCCTACGGTCGGCGGCGAGCCAGTGAAGGTGGAGTTCGAGTTCAAGTATCGCGATCGAACGGAGCTTGCGGAGCTCTATGCAGAATGGGACGAGAAACACAAAGCGCTTGGGCTCAAAACTGAAGAAGTGGGACTGAAGCAATTCACTGCTCTTCTGATTGATCTCCAAGTTCAGCAGCTCAAAGCCATTGTGGCAGGCTGGGACGTCGATGAAGCGTTTACCGACGACAATCTTCGCGTCCTGGTGGGCTCTATCAGTGCCACGCCAAGTGCTGTCTTGGGGGCTTACTCTGATGCGTTTGCAAAAGCGCGCCTGGGAAACTCCTAAGCGTCGCACGCACTCTGTACGAGCCAGAGGCGTCAGCTGAAGAGCTGGCGGCCTTTGGCTTTTCTGTCGGGGATTTGCCTGAAGAGAACTGTGAGGTCTGGCCCGATATATGGCCTGCGTTCAAAGTTTTTGAGGCGATGACTACCCAGTGGCGTACAGGTGTTTGTGGCGCCACCGGCCTGGATTACACGTCAATTCGCCATGTCGCTGGCTTTCTCGGTCTCTCCCGGGTTCAGGTCGCTGACATCTTTCCGGATATCCGCGTCATGGAAGCTGAAGCCTTACGGGTGATGGCGGATCAGAGGGACAGTAAATGAGCACCAACTTCGCTTCCCTTGGTATCGAGGTAAATTCGTCGTCGGCCGCAAAGGCTGCTGATGACCTCGACAAGCTTGTCGATTCGGCAGTTGATGCCGAAAAGGCAATCGACGATCTCGGCAAGACCGGTTCAGAGCTTGCCAACACCGGCAAGAAGATAGTTCAGGCCGAGAAGGAAGTTGCTCAGGAGATCGACAAGTCCACTGACGCCACGCAGCGTCAGTCAGATGCAAGACGCAAATCAGGCGCAAGCGCTACCAGCGAAATCGCCATCATCAGTCAGCTCGACAAGGCGATGTCGGGAAACATCGGTAGCATTGAACGGCTGATCCAGGCTGAGGGATTGCTGGAGCGTGCTCGCAAGGGCGAACTGGTCACCATTGAGCAACAGGAGGCTTATCAGGAGCGGCTCGGCAAAGCTTACGACAAGATCGAAAAAGCCGAGGCCAAAGAAGTCGCGCAGAAACAGCGCCTGATTGACGCGGAAAACCGCCAGATTGAAGCGTTGAAGCGCACGGTCAACGGCATCGATCCAGTGACCGCGAAGCTGGGTAAGTTGGAGGCGCAGGAAAAAGCACTCGAAGCACTCAGGGCCAGCGGGGCGATTTCATCTGAGCGTTACGCGGAAGCCCTGGCCAAAATCGGCAAGGACCGGGCCGGGCTGACCGCGACCGAAACTGCATTCGACAAGCTGAAGCTCGGCACCCGCCAAGCTCAAGAAAACGTCATGCAGTTGACTAACGCGCTGTCATCCGGCGATTTGGGCAGCGGGGCAAGAGCTATTGCCCAGCTTGGCGCCGGCGCTGGAGAGTCTGCCAAAAGCATGGCGGCTTTGCTTCTGCCGGCGGGCCTTCTAGCTGGAGTCATTGGTGGGCTTGGATACGCCTACTTCGATGCGATGAAGCAGGCTCGGGAATTCAACGCCGCAATCAACGGCGGTTCGAACGACGCCGGCCAGAGCATTGCCAACCTGAAAGCCATGAGCGAGTCGGCTGGCGTGCTGACCGGCAATCTTTCCGGCGCACGCGAGGCAGTTGTTGCGCTTTCATCCGGTGCGGTTACCAGCGGCATCCAAATGCAAAACCTGGCTCAAGCTGCAGCTGCCATCGGAGAGGTGACAGGGAAGGGCGCGGGCGAAATCGCAAAGTCGCTGGCAAATGCTGGTGATACTGCCATCGAGGCGGCAGCCAAAATCAGCGACCAGTATGGCCTGCTGACCTACGAGCAGTACGAGGTCATCAAGGCGATTGATGACCAGGGCGATCATCAGCGCGCACTGGATGTGCTGAGTGAAAACCTGAATCAGTCCGCGCAGGAGCGGCTGAAGGCGTATCGTTCTTCCCTGTCTGACATTGAGCGCGATTGGGACAACATCAAGATCGCAATCACTGGCGCCTATGGAGCTATCAGGTCGGAAATCTTCCCTGACTTGGCCAAGCAGATCGAGATTACTCAGCGCGTGCTCGATACCCGCAAGGGAGGCGGTGTAGCTGGCGCGGTATCGAACGGCCTCAGCTCGCTCAACTCCTTCCTGGGGCTGGGCGACGGTGAGAACGACGACTCGACCCCTGCACTAGAGGCCAAGCTCGCGGGACTGAAGGCGCGGCAGTCGGCAAGCCAAAACCTTGCTGCGACCACTGGCGAAACAACTCACGCAAACAAGGAGCTGATTGCTGTCCAGAAAGAACTGAACAAGCAGATGGACGACTTGAATCCGCTCACCAAACGCCAGGAGGCCTACAAAAAGCTGAACGACCAGTTCAGGACTCTTTATCAGGAGTCTGAAAAGACCGGTCAAAAGGCGCCATTGCTGGACGGTGTCGATTTCGACGGGAAGAAGTTTTCTGGCGGCGCGTATGACAAGTTGCGCAAAGCGATTGATGAAAACAAGAAGGACCCAAAAGCCGCTGCCGGAAGTGTCGATTTAACCGGTTTCAACGACTCGAAAAACGCCCTGAACGGCATTGTCTCCGAGTACAAAAACGCCCAGAAGGAACTGGACGCAGCACAGAAAGCTGGACTGGTTTCCCAGGCGGACTACCTGCTGAAACGCGAAGCCATGATCGGCAACGAGCGAGACGAGGTGACTGCAGCCTACGAGGCTGAGATCGCCGCGCTGGAGGCTGTGAAAGGGAAAGCCAGCACCTCGGCTGCACAGCGCATTCAACTGGATCAGAAAATCTCCGATGCCAGGGCCGCAATGGTCAAAGCACAGAAGGATTCGGATTCAGAATTGGAAGTACTCAGGCTGAAAGAGAAAGAGCGCCTGAGCAAGCAGACGCAGGCCGTAAGCACCTATACCAATGCCTTGAATCAGCAGGTTGTAACTCTGCGTGAGCAGGGCCAGCGAGCAGCGGCAGGGCTTGGCCAGGGAGATCGCCAGCGCGACCTGACAAACCAGCAAAACGGCATAGACGACCGTGTCAATCAGCAGAAGCTTGATCTCGCCAATCAGTACGGAGATGGCTCGCGCGGTATGAGCCTCGACGAGTACAACCAGAAGCTGAAGGCGCTCAAAGCCACGCAGCAGGATCTGCATAACACGGTCAAGGCGAACTACGACGACATGACGGCGGCCCAGGGCGACTGGAGCGCTGGCGCATCGTCGGCATGGCAGAACTACCTGGATTCAGCAAAGAATGTGGCCGGACAGACCAAAAGTCTGTTCACCAATGCGTTCAGCTCCATGGAAGACGCCATTGTCAACTTCGCCATGACCGGGAAGCTGTCGTTTGCTGACTTCGCCAAGTCTGTTCTGTCGGATATGGCACGGATTGCAACTCGACAGGCCAGCTCGTCGGCGCTGAGCGGGATACTCGGGCTGGCCACAACCGCAGCGCAGACCTACTTCGGCGGCTCGTCGGCAGGCTCTACGCAGGCCGGCTACACCGGATCGGATTACTCGAACTGGGTGAATGCCCAAGCTAAAGGCGGGGCCTGGTCCGGCGGCGTGCAGATGTTCGCCAATGGCGGGGCCTTCACCAACAACATCGTCACCAAGCCAACAGCTTTTGGCATGGCCAACGGACAGATGGGCGTAATGGGCGAGAAGACGGAAGAAGCGATTGTTCCTCTTGCCCGAGACTCACAAGGCCGCCTTGGTGTTCGTGGTGGGAATGGCAACTCCAGCACGGTGAACGTCAGCGTGACGGTGGATGCTTCCGAGGGTGGCGGCTCTTCACCTGATCCGGCGCGCCTGGCTGAAGCCATCAAGGTCGTCTGCCGACAGGAAATCGCAACCGCGCGCCGTAACGGCGGGCAACTCACTTAAGGAGGCAGCATGCTGGCATTCACATGGCGGGCGACTTATGACGCCTCCAGGGTGATCACCCCGACGGTCAAGGTGATCAAGTTCGGCGATGGGTACGAGCAGCGGCAGGGAACCGGGATCAACCGACAGCCGCGCAAGTACTCGCTGACGTTCAAGCGGATTACGTCAGAGATTGATGCCATTGACGCCTTCCTGATCGCCCGCGGCTCAATCGAAGCCTTCAACTACACCCACCCCGGTCACCCGATCGGGGTTTTTGTTTGCCGTGAGTGGACGCGTACCGATGTGGCACGCGGCATCGACAGTCTGTCAGCAACCTTTGAGGAGGTGTTCGAGTGAGTGCACTTCAAGGCCAACTCGCGCTTGCGAGTGGTATGTCAATCTGGGAAGGCTTCGACCTGATGCTGCCTGGTCAGACACTTCGCTTTCATGCTGGCGTGAACGAAACGCTTGGCTCAGTTGTTTGGCAAGGGAACGTCTATACGCCTTGGCCGCTCAACGGTACCGAGTTCGCTACGCCGAGCCAGGGATCGCCGGCCAGGCCAAAGCTGCAGGTCGGTAACTTCGGCGGCACCATTTCTGCGCTGTGTCGGCAGTATGAAGACCTGCTTGCAGTGAAACTCAAACGCCGCCGCACGCTGGTCAAGTACCTGGACGCGGTGAACTTCTCTGCCGGCAACCCAACTGCAAACCCAGCCGAAGAGTACCCGGTCGAAACCTGGATCATCACGCGCAAGGCCAATGAGACGCCGACCGCCGTCGAGTTCGAGCTTGGTTCACCGCTTGACCTGCAGGGCGTGAAGTTGCCACGGCGCCAGGTGGTGGCCGGCACTTGCCTGTGGGCTTACCGCTCGGGCGAGTGCGGATACGGCGGCAGCCCGGTGGCCGACTATGCCGACAACCCAACCAGTGATCCCGCCAAGGACCAATGCAGTCGGACCATGAGGGGCTGCAAGAAACGCTTTGGCGCAAATGGCGAGCTTCCTTTCGGCGGCTTCCCGGGCATTGCCCTCGTACCTAGGTTGTGACCATGAGTGAAGTATTCAATAAGTGCCGGGCTGACGCCGAGGCGCATGCGCGTGCGGAATATCCTCGCGAGTCGGTCGGCCTGGTCGTCAGCGCTCGCGGAAAGCCGTCGTATGTGCCGTGCCGAAACCAGTCGGAAGAGCCGGATCACTTCATCCTGCATCCTGAGGACTACGTCGCCGCCGAAGACCTGGGCGACATCATTGCTGTCGTGCATTCCCACCCGGACGCCGGCCCCGAACCGAGCTTGCACGATATCGCCAGTCACGCGGTCGGCCGCATGGCTTGGTGGATTGTTGGCCTGCAGGATGGCGCTGCGACCTGGCATGAAATGCCGGCCGCCGGTGAAATGCCGCTGGAGGGTCGGACCTTCATCCATGGTGTCATCGACTGCTACACCCTTATCCGCGACTACTACCGCCAAGAGCGCGGTGTCACGCTTATGGATTTTCACCGCAAGGATGATTGGTGGCACAGCGGCGAGAACCTGTACGTCGAGAACTTCACCAAGGCCGGGTTCGTTGAGGTCGACACACCAAGCAACGGCGACGTCATCTTGATGGCGATCGGCAGCCCGACACCTTGCCATGGCGCGATCTGGCTGGACGGTGACGTCCTGCTGCATCACCTTTACAGCCGGCTGAGCTGCCGTGAGGTGTACGGAGCGGCCTACCGCGAGCGCACGACTCACATCCTCAGGCACAAAGATGCTCAGCTTAAATCGCCCATCGAGTAGATGGAGAATCCGTTCGTAGTGAGGTGATTAATCTGCACAGTTCCGCCGATGTAAACGCGGTCTTGGGCTTTCCTATTCTCCTGCAGAATCTGAGCTCGCATGATTTCCGGAGCGCAGTCTGGGAAAGACCTTAAATTTATGCCGCTCTTGTCCATAAGGTCCGGCTTAAATCCGAGGCCGTAATCCAATTTTTCGGACGCGAAGTTCGACTCTGACCGGTAAGCAAAACCATGGATGTTTCCAGTATCGTCGGAAAACCCGAAGTGATAGATCGTTGCTGTCTGCTGATGGAGGGCGGGGAATTGAGCATTCAGTTCTCGCCAGAGGGACTGAAGAGTCTCGGGAGTATGTTCATTGATCGCATCTACATCGAGGGAAACACCTTGATTATTCACAAGGCCGAGCCATCTGTTCAGCAGAAGCGCCGAGCCTGTGCCAGCAACAATCATTCTGATGTGAGGGAGGGCAATGGCTTTGCTACAAAACCCTGGGGCAGATCCATCGGGGTAATGTAGAAGTGTGTCGGTTGCGACGATGACTTCGTTTGCGTCCGTATAAAAGAGCAGCGACGACATTTGGCCTCCTGGCAAAGTTTGCTTAAGGACAGGAGGCTACTATCGGCAGAAGGCTGGGCGTTACTGGGGATTCGTACAGGCGGCACATCCTGCGCTACCAGCGATAGGCCCTGTATTTGTCCGCATCCGGCCTGTTAGAGTCGCCAAAACACATGGAGGCTCA